CGCTGCCGTACAAAGAGCCAAGCGCTACTCTGTTTAACTTAATGCAGACAATTGTTGACGAAGGCCGACGTTTTGCAGCAACGGCGGACATGAAGGTGTCTGACATGAGCGCCAACGCGCCTGTTGGTACAACGCTTGCACTGTTAGAGCGTCAACTCAAGGTGATGACTGCGGTGCAGGCTCGTGTGCACTTTGCCCTGAAGCAAGAGTTCAAGCTCTTGAAAAATATCATCCGCGACTACACTGACGCGGATTACACATACACACCCGAGTACGGCACCCGCAAAGCTAAGAAAGCCGACTATGACTTGGTGGACGTTATCCCCGTGTCAGACCCCAACGCTGCGACCATGTCTCAGCGCGTTATCCAGTACCAAGCAGTCATTCAGATGGCGCAGATGGCTCCGGACATCTACAACTTGCCCGAACTTCACCGCGGTATGTTGAACGTGTTAGGTATCAAGAACGCTGAGAAGCTCGTGCCGATTGAGGACGATCAGAAACCCACTGATCCCGTGCAAGAGAACCAGAACGCACTTAAGGGTAAGCCAATCAAAGCGTTCTTGCATCAAGATCACGCCGCGCATATCCAAGTACACATGATGCTGATGCAAGACCCGATGATGCAGCAATTCATTGGCCAGAACCCACAGGCTCCCAAGATCATGGGCGCAATTACGGCGCACATTGCAGAGCACGTTGGTTATCAGATGCGCCAGCAGATCGAGCAGCAGTTGGGTATGCCCCTGCCTCCCGAAGACGAGAAGTTGCCACCACAAGTGGAGATCGCGTTGTCCGGCATGATGGCTCAAGCGGCCAACCAAGTACTGATGCAGAACAAAGCCAAGGCTGCGCAGATGCAGGCACAGCAACAGATGCAAGACCCAGTCATGCAGTTGCAGATGCAGGAACTCCAACTCAAAGGTCAAGAACTTGAGTTGAAGAAACAAAAAATTATGATGGACGCTGCTGCCAAGGCCGATGCACAGGCTTTGAAAGAGCAAGAAGTCAGCGGCAAACTGGAGTTAGAAGCTCTTCGCACAGGTGCGCAAATCAAAGAGAGCGAATTCAAGCAACAGTTTGAACAAGAACGTGCCGGTATCCAGATGGGCGCGGACATTGCAAAGAACAAGGCTCAAATGGACTTACAAGCCCGTACTACAGCCTTGCAGAACCAAACTAAAGGTGGGCCACGATGATCCAAGACTTCGTACGCGTATTACGTGAAAAAATACGCACTGACATGAATAACTATGCCGATGACTTGGCTGGGGGTTCGTGCCGTACTTTTGAAGAGTACCAAAAACTCTGCGGGATTATTCAGGGTCTAGCCCTCGCAGAGCGTTATTTAATTGACCTTGCGCAGAAAGTTGAAGAATCTAATGAGTGATCTTGATCTATCCCCCGGTGCTTTTGCACTGCCTGAACCCATCCAACCTCTGGATGCACCTGAAGCCGAAGCTAACGATGAAATGAAGGCCACGCAACTTCCCCTGCCCACAGGATGGAAGATTCTTTGCGCGGTACCCGACATCTCTGAACGAGTGGATGGCACAAGTTTGGACTTAGTCCGACCTATTGAAAGCATGCGCCAAGAAGAAACGGCAACCACTGTGTTGTTTGTTTTAAAAGTTGGCCCCGATGCGTACAACGACACCGCCAAGTTTCCTAACGGAGCATGGTGTAAAGAGGGCGACTTCGTGTTAGTACGTACTTACTCCGGCACAAGATTCAAAATCTTTGGCAAGGAGTTCCGTCTCATCAACGACGACCAAGTTGATGCTGTTGTGCAAGACCCTCGCGGCCTGACCCGCGCTTGAAAGGAAGAATATGGCTGAACCGTACAAGTTCCCCGACGAAATTGAAGACAAGAAGACCAATGAGGTTGAGTTTGAGATTGAGGGGGTAGATGACGTAGAGATTGAAATTGAAGACGATACGCCTGAGCGTGACAGAGGCCGCAAGCCCCTTGACCGTGAAGTGCTTGATCCGACCGACGAAGAGATCGAGTCCTATTCTGACAAAGTCAAGGGACGCATTAAAGAGTTGACCCACGCCCGTCACGACGAGCGCCGTGTCAAAGAAGCAACAATGCGCGAGAAGCAGGAACTTGAGCGTCTTGCACAGCAGTTAATTGAAGAGAACAAACGCCTTAAGCAAAACGTCTATACAGGACAGGAAGCCATCATTGAAGGCGCTAAGTCAAAAGCCGATTCTGAGTTGGTTCTGGCAAGGCGTAGACTCAAGGAAGCCCAAGAGTCCTTCGACACGGATGCCATCATTGAAGCCCAAGAAGCTGTGATGGACGCAAAGATTCGTGCAGAACAAGTAAAAAATTATCGTCCTACCCCTTTACAAGACGAAAATTTTGAGGTACAAACACAACAAGCCCAACCCTCAAGGGCTGAACCGGACGAAAAAACTCTGCGCTGGCAGGCTAAAAACCAGTGGTTCGGACAGCAAGGGTTTGAGGAATACACCAGCTACGCACTAGGGCTGCATCAAAAACTAGTCACAAACGGAGTGGATCCCCGCTCTGCTGAATATTTCGACCAAATTGATGGTCGCATGAAGTCAACTTTTCCGGATTTATTCGGGCAAGCAAATGACAAGCCAAGGTCTGGTGAGGTTCAAAAACGACCTACGACAGTGGTTGCCTCTGTATCTCGTTCTACGAGTGCAGGAAAAATTAAGCTGACTCAAACGCAAGTAGCGTTAGCGAAAAAATTTGGTTTAACCCCACAGCAATATGCTGTACAAGTAGCAAAGTTGGAGAACTGAAATGGCTGAAACAATTGACCGCTCAAATCGTGACACTAAGTCACGCGATAAATCTGCTCGTACGGTATACGTACCGCCGAGCAACCTGCCTGATCCGACACCTGATCCAGATTACACGTTTCGCTGGGTAGCGACTCATGTGCTAGGTCAGCCATTAGCCAACAACGTGTCCTTACAGATGCGCGATGGTTATGAGCCGGTGAAAGCAGTGGATCATCCAGAATTGGCCTTGTTTGGTAACAACGCAAACGGCAATGTGGAAATTGGTGGGCTGATGCTTTGCAAAGCCCCCAAGGAACGCGTTGAGGCTCGCGCTGAGTATTACAACAAGCAAGCTCAAGCCCAGATAGATTCAGTTGACAATCATTTCATGCGAAATAATGACCCTCGGATGCCCTTGTTTGCTGACCGCAAGTCAACAACAAGTCGCGGAACAGGATTTGGTTCTGGTTCTAAATAATTTATAGGAGTCTTTATGGCTTATCCTACAGTCTCGGCCCCTTACGGTCTAAAGCCTGTAAACCTAATAGGTGGACAGGTATTCGCGGGTTCAACCCGTTTGATGCAAATTGCTAGTGGCTACGCTACTAACATTTTCTATGGTGACTTGGTAAAACGCATTTCTGATGGAACTATCGAAAAAGACACGGGCACAACAACTGCCACGCCTTGCGGTATTTTCTTAGGTGTTCAGTTTACCAATGGTTCAACTGGTCAAGTCCAGCAACAACAGTACTATCCAGCTAGTCAGGCTATCAAGTCTGGCACGCAGATTTTTGCTGTGGTCGCTGATGATCCTGACACATTGTTCCAAGTAGCTGTTGTGTCTGGCACGACCACTATCTCTGGTGTCGGCATTAGCGCCATCGGAAATAACGCCACGTTGGTACAGAACGCTGGTAGCACCACGACAGGTAATTCTGCCGTAGCTATTTTGGACAGTACCGCCACAACCAACACTCTGCCTATTCGTATCATTGACGTAGTTCGGGACACCGCAACTGCTGCTGATAACTTCCCTGAAGTTATTGTCAAGATCAATGCGACTATGCATCAGTACAACAACTCAACTGGCGTATAAGGAGCATAAACCATGGCTATTTCACGCGCACAACTACTTAAAGAACTGCTCCCCGGCCTGAACGCTTTGTTCGGCTTGCAGTACGCTACTTACGGCGAAGAGCACAAAGAAATCTACGAAACAGAGAAATCTGAGCGTAGCTTTGAAGAAGAGACAAAACTGTCTGGCTTCTCTGCGGCTCCTGTCAAGAACGAGGGTTCTGCCATTGCTTATGACAATGCGCAAGAAGCGTTCACGGCTCGCTACAACCACGAAACCATTGCCTTGGGTTTCTCAATCACTGAAGAAGCGGTTGAAGATAACTTGTACGACAGCTTGTCTGCTCGCTACACCAAGGGTCTGGCTCGTGCTATGGCTTACACCAAGCAGGTTAAAGCTGCTTCCATCTTGAACAACGGCTTCACAGGCGGTGTTTATGCTGGTGGTGACGGTGTTGCTCTGTTCTCTACAGCGCATCCTTTGGTGTCCGGTGGTACCAACAGCAATCGTCCTTCAACCAACTCTGACTTGAATGAAACATCGTTGGAAAACGCTGTGATTCAGATCGCCGCTTGGACTGATGAGCGTGGCTTGTTGATCGCTGCTAAACCTAGAAAATTGGTTGTGCCTCCTGCACTTCAGTTCGTTGCTACTCGTTTGCTCGAGACTAACCTTCGTGTTGGTACCGCTGACAACGACATCAACGCGTTGAAGAACAACGGTTCAATCCCTGAAGGTTACACAATTAACCACTACCTGACAGACACCAATGCTTGGTTCTTGTGCACAGACGTTCCTAACGGCCTGAAGCACTTTGAGCGTATGGCCTTGACTACTGGAATGGATGGAGACTT